CGTGAGACCCTACTCGACCAAATGCTTGACGATGATTTTTATTACGGCAACCTAGGCCGTTCCGCCTTATCGTCCAGCGCATGCAAGTTGCTGCTCCAATCCCCAAAGACCTACCACTACGTTACCAAATACGGCCAGGAGGATAGCGATGCGTTCACCGTGGGTAAACTTGCGCACGTGATGGTATTGCAACCCGAACTCATGGATGACTACGAGATGATTGATGTGCAAAGCAAGAACACAAAGACCTGGCAGGAGGCCAAAGCACGAGGCGGGAAAATAATCACGGCCAAGGAATTGAAGGAGGCACAGCGTATTGCAGATGCCTTGCTACGCAACGAGTCGGTGATGGGCTACATTCAGGGGTGCAGCTTTGAGGTGCCAGAGATCGGGTATATTGAGGGCTTGCCTTTCCGAGCAAAAGCCGACATATACTCCCCTGGGTTCATTGCCGATTTGAAAACAACTAGCGACCTGCGTGCCTTCCCTTATAGTGCCAAGAAGTACGGGTACGACATGCAGGCCTACATCTACACCCGCCTCTTTGGCGTGCCGATTGAGAAGTTTATTTTCATTGCCATTGACAAGGGATCGTTGGACATCGGAATCTACACCATCTCCCCTGACTTTTTGCAGTCAGGCAAGGAGAAACTGGAGGAAGCCATCGCCTTGTACAAGGAGTTTTTCATGGGAGTGGAGGAACCAGAGCTGGACAATTACACCATTGTAGGTCAACTTTGATAAACAAAACACTTTGTGTATCACATTTTGCAAAATATGAACGACAAATGAAAGCAACGCTAGAATACAACTTGCCAGAAGATCAGATTGAGTTTGACATGGCAACAAAAGGCCACCGAATGCACTCCGTCCTTTGGGAGTTGGATCAATGGCTTCGGAGCAATACCAAATACTCGCACGATGGTATGCACGAGGAGGAGATCAAGGCGTACTATGCGTGCCGTGACCGCCTAAGTGAATTGATGAGCGACAACAATTTGAACTTTGATTGATGGCCTGCGAACCAAGCAAGGCAATCTGGATGGTGGATGCGGTGATCAGTTACAAGAAAGCCAAAAAAGCCCAGACAAAAAAGGTGTGGTTCAGCAGCCGATGGGAACAGTTGCCGTGTGTTCGTGCCGACCAAGAGGCGATGATTCAACTCATTGACCGATACGGACTGCAAGCAGCAACCGAAATAAAGCTGGATAAAATAACGGGGGCAATTTATCTCGGAGAGCGTTTTGAAAAAACACACTAAAATATACTTTCAAGCCATGGGCATCAGCCCCGTGGAGTTCGTGCCTTGTGAGGTGTGTGGATCCCGTGCCGTTGACATTCACCACATCAACCCCAGGGGGATGGGTGGAAGCAAGAGCCGAGATGTAATTGAGAACCTGATGGCATTGTGCCGACCCTGCCACCATGAGGCCGACTTCGGAACCAAATTAACCAAAGAGCATCTAAATGAAATCCACCAACACCACCTATCACGGGTTCACCCTTGATGCCGTACTGAACGGCTACTACATTATGCGGATCAATGTGGACATGGCGGGGGTCATGATTCACCACTACGAGGTGTACCGCAGGCACGGGCGCAACTTCTTTCTGGAGTTCCAGAGCAATGAGATCAACGATGACGCATTCAACGAGTGCGTGCAATTTGTGCGTACAAAATGATCCACATCATCACGCCCTGCTCCCGTCCAGAGAACCTAGAATACCTACGTGAGAGCATCCCAGCGGATTGCAAATGGTTGGTGATGCTGGACTACTCCACCCGAAAGAGCAACATCCCAAAAGGAATAAACGTAATGCGTTCGAATTTTGGTGGTGCGTGGGGTGCGCCATTGCGCAACGCAGCGATTGACTACCTACAAATAAGCGCAAGCCATAACGACTACGTGTACTTCCTGGATGACGATAATATCATCCACCCCGATTGGTATCAGGCGGTGAAAGATTGCAACGAGGACTTTGTGAACTGGGCGCAGGTGTTCCGCAACGGAGAGCCACGCCTACGGGCAACCGAAACCCCACGGGTCGGGAACATTGATACCGCCTCCTTCATGGTAAAGATCGGAACCATTGGCAAGAGCCGATTCCAAATGCTATATGAGGCAGACGGGCTATTTGCCCAGGAGGTGTACAAAAAAGGCACAACACGTGTGATTAACGAGTACCTTTGCTATTATAACTACTTGAGATGAAATACGTTCCTATTTCCCAGGTCATCCCAAACAAGACCAACCCCCGCTTCATTAAGGACGATAAGTTCAAGAAGCTAGTACAAAGCATAAAGGACTTCCCTCAAATGCTAGAGCTGCGCCCTATCGTTGTAGATAGCGAGATGGTGGTACTGGGTGGCAACATGCGACTAAAGGCATGCCAGGCGGCAGGATTAACGGAGGTGCCCATTTTAATTGCAGACCAGTTAACTCCAGAGCAGCAGGCGGAGTTCATAATTAAGGACAACGTTGGATTTGGTGAGTGGGACTGGGACGTCCTAGCAAATGAGTGGGAGGCCGAGGATCTGGAAAGGTGGGGCATGGACCTGCCCGTAGAGAGCGATGACAGCGAATACACTACCAAAGTAGAAAGCCCGATATACACCCCGAAGGGAATAAAACCGAAGGAGGATCAGCTTGCTAGTTTACATAAATACAACCGATTGGTTGAGGCGATTGATGCCTCGGATATTGAGGAGGAGAAAAAGACATTTTTGAAATTAGCTGCAACAAGGCACATTCAATTCGACTACCGATCGATCGCTGAATACTATGCGCATGAGGAGGGGAAGGTTCAGTCGTTAATGGAGGACAGTGCGCTCGTAATAATTGACTACGACAAGGCAATAGAGCATGGATTCGTTGAGTTATTTGAAACGTTCGATAATCTCGCTACGTTAGATGAATGAGTTCGTGGTTTTTATTTTGTCACATGGGAGGGCAAATAACGTGTACACGGAGAAAACACTCCGTAGGTGTGGGTACACTGGCAAGATCGTTTACGTAGTTGACAACGAGGACAAAACGGCAGACGAGTACATAGAGAAATTTGATCACGTTGAGATCTTTGACAAGAAAGCCATTGCAGCAACATTCGATGAAGCAGACAACTTTGAGGACAGAAGGGCAATCGTGTACGCCCGAAATGCCTGCTTTGATATTGCTGAGAAGCTAGGGTACAAGTATTTTATTGAACTAGATGACGACTATACCGACTTTCAGTATCGTGTCTATAGCAATGAGAGACAAGTACCATCGCCAACACGAAACCTTGATTCGGTTTTTCTTTTATTGCTGGACTTTTACAAGCGCACGCCATTTGCCACGATATCAATGGCGCAGGGTGGGGACTTTATAGGAGGCAAGAATAATCGAATGGCAAAAAAGCCAACGATATTTCGCAAGTGCATGAACTCGTTTATTTGCTCTACGGATAGGAGGTTTCAGTTTATTGGCAGGATCAATGAGGACGTGAACACGTACGTCAAGCAGCAGAGCATTGGGTTGCTTATGGGTACAATCCCATTTGTATCATTAGTGCAAAAGACCACGCAGAAAAACAAGGGAGGAATGACAGAGTTGTATCTGGATAGCGGAACTTACGTAAAAAGTTTTTACACCGTGATGTTCTCGCCTTCGAGTTGCACGATCAAGCCGATGGGTGACAAGCACATGCGTTTGCACCATTCAATAAAATGGGACTACGCTGTGCCTAAAATCATAAAGGAAAAATACAAGAAGTGACCAAAACTGACATAACAAAAAGGGCGATGCTTGAAGCGTTGGAAAAATCGCTCGGTATTGCCAGCTCTGCATGCAAGTCGGTAGGTATCTCACGGGAGACGCATTACCGATGGCTGCGAGAGGATGCGGACTACAAAGCAGCAGTCGATTCAATCGGAGAGATGACCATTGACTTTGTAGAGAGCCAGCTACATAAGCAGATCCGTGAGGGTAACTCCACGGCAACCATTTTCTTTTTGAAAACCAAGGCAAAGAAGCGGGGCTACGTGGAGCGCACCGAGTTGGACATCTCGCAAAGCAAGCAATTTGAGGTGGAAGTCATTGACACGGATCAAGACGAATAAGGTTTTCAAACACCTGCTCAAAAGCGATAAGCGCATAACAGTTGAGCAAGGGGGAACTCGCAGCGGGAAAACTTACAATATCCTGCTGTGGGTTATTTTTCATTACTGTGCTACCAACACGGGCAAGGTGGTGACGATATGCCGTAAGACCTTCCCTTCCCTGCGTGCCTCCGTGATGCGGGACTTCCTTGAGATCCTGCGGGAGCATGACTTGTACCGAGAGGAGAACCACAATATGAGCAGCCATGAGTACCATCTCAACGGCAACATGATTGAGTTTATCTCGCTTGACCAACCTCAAAAGATACGAGGCCGAAAGCGCAACATGCTCTACATCAACGAAGCGAACGAGTTGTTCTACGAGGACTGGCAGCAGCTCATTTTCCGTACCGATGGCAAGATCGTATTGGACTACAACCCATCCGATACCTTCCATTGGATCTACGACCGAGTGATCCCACGGGAGGACTGCGACTTTTATCAGACCACGTACCTGGACAATCCCTTCCTGGATCAAATCATCGTTGAGGAGATAGAACGCTTGCGTGATACCGATGAGGACTATTGGCGGGTGTACGGATTGGGAGAGCGGGGAAGCAACCGTGCAGCCATCTTCTCATTCACCACGGGGGAGGTACCCACAGATGCAAAAATACTAGCTTATGGAATGGACTTCGGTTACACAAACGATCCCAGCACCTTGGTGGGTGTGTACGAACACGGCTCATCACTTTACCTGGACGAGTTCATATACCAAACGGGAATGACCAACCGAGACATTCACAATACCCTTGCGTCCCTGGGGCTTGATAGGCGTGCCGAAATCTTTGCGGATAGTGCCGAACCAAAGAGCATTGACGAGCTGCACAAATTCGGGTGGAACGTGAAGCCCACATTGAAGGGGGCGGATAGCGTGATGGCGGGCATTGACCAACTGAAACGTTACAAATTAGTAGTGACCCCCCGAAGCAAGAACCTAGTCAAAGAGCTTCAAAATTACAAGTGGGTCGAGGACAAGAACGGGAACCTACTCAACAAGCCGATTGACGCATTCAACCACGCCATTGACGCTGCCCGCTATGCGGTGTTCAACAAGAAGGCGAACCCTAACTTTGGCAGATACTCACTACGATGATATTAGTAATTGGAAAAGAGAGCGGGGTATTTTACCACCGCCTCCAGGTGCCGTATGAGGACATGCTGATGCGTGGCTACATGGTCAAGTTTGGAACCATTGAGGATCTGGACAAATTGAAGGAACACGTTTCGTACCTAGTGGTCAACCGAGGCATCGCCTCAAAAGACCATCGGCAGTTCCGTGCGATGCTAAGCGCATACAACATCAAATTGATTCTGGACATTGACGATTGGTGGAACCTACCCCACAACCACAGCAGCAAAAGCCAGGTGAAGGGTACCCATATCATCAACACCATCAAGATTGCAGATCAGTTGCACACGACCAACGAGTACCTTGCCGAGAAGCTGCAAAAGATCAATCCGTATGTGCCTATCTGGATTCTACCCAATGCCATTGACCCAAGGAGGGAGCAATGGATGGGAGAGAAAACAAAGAGCGACACGTTACGAGTTGGGTACCTGGGTGCCTTACATCACGACTATGACCTGCAATGGAACGGCATTGACCTATCTGGGCATGAATCGTGGGCACTGGAATACTATCAGCAGGCGATCAAATCAAAGCATGCCTTCCCTCCAAAGGAATACACGAACTACGGAGAGCTGTATCGTGACTTGGACGTGTCCATCGCTCCATTGGCACCGACTGAATTTAACCGATGCAAGTCCAACCTCAAAGCCATTGAGGCGGGGTTTACTAAAACGTGCCTAATTGCGCAGGACATGCACCCGTACACGCCCTTTCTAAATTCCACCAACTCCATCCTATGCAAAACCGCATACGACTGGAAGGAAGCCCTGGAAACCATCACCCCAGAGGTAGCACGTGGATTGGCGGAGCAGTTGTACGAGGATGTGCAATTCTTCCACATTGACAATATCAACAACACCCGAGAAAAATGCTACGAAGAATAATCGTACCAAATTGCCTGGCCGACATCAAGCTGAAGGACTACCAGCGTTTCATTGGTGCTAACCCTACCGAGGAGACGGGAGACCAACTTGCGCTATCAATTTTCTGCGGGATAGATGCGGACGAGTACCCCATGTTCCCAAAGGCGGACTTGGATGACATCAAGAGCCTACTGACATTCGCCCTATCGGAGAAGCCGCCCTTGCGGCAGACGATTGAGCTGGATGGCGTGGAGTACGGATTCCACCCAGACCTTGACAATATCTCCCTGGGTGAGTTTATTGACTGCCAGGAGTACATGCGGGAGCCGATCAAGAACGCAACCAAATGGCTTGGGGTGTTATACCGCCCCATCATTAAGAAGGGTGCTGGGAGGTACGAGATCGCAAAATACGACCCATCCATCCATGACGGAAAGGTATTTGAAGAAACAACGATGGACATCGTGGAGGGGTGTCTTACTTTTTTTACACGTTTGCAGCTCGCATTGCAGATGAGTTCAGCGATGTCTTTGAAGGGGAAGGGGATCCGAGGGGGATCAAAGCCCAGTTCGGAAAGCGATGGGGATGGTTTGCAGTTGTCCATCAACTCGCTCAAGGCAATGTACTACATGTTGAAGCCGTCACGGAGGCACCATTGAAGCAGTGCTTGATGTGGCTGGCATACGAAATTGACAAAATCAAAGTGGACGCAGCCCTGCAAAAAGTAAAGTAAAAGGTTTACTAAACATGAAATACGGATACTATCAGTTGTGCGAAGCCATCCAAACGGCAGCGACCAACGCTTCATATATCAATACGACCACGTGGGGAAATATCTTTGACGTGGACATGCGCAAGATGACCTTGTTCCCGTTGTGCCATGTGCTTGTAGGGCAGGCCGAAGTGCAGGAGCGGACGGTGATTTATGACGTGGACATCCTTGTGATGGACGTGGTGGACTACTCGAAGCAAGATCCAAACGTGGATCCTTACTCATACGAGGGAGTGGCAATGAAGCAGGACATCTATCACCGTGCCCTTTTTAGCGCACAAGAGATGATTGCGTCCATGCGCAGGGGTACGCTGTACACGGATGGGTTTCGCCTCGTTAACGACCCCGTATGCGAGCCGATAGACGAGGATTTTGAGAACACCCTTTGCGGCTGGAAGATGACCTTGCAAATTGAGACCCCGAACCCAACCATCATCTGCTGATGGCCACGGGAAAGCCCGACCTAAAGAAAGCCGAGAATACAAAGTTAGCCCTTGATAAATTCGGTAAGTACCTGGTGGCGCAGTCACGGGCTAACCTTACACGCAAAAGACCCCCGCACGGAAGGCCAATAAACAATACAAAGACCCTGTACAACTCGCTCGCCTACGAAACGAAGGTGAACCCCAAAAGCATTGAGTTCGACTTCCTGATGGAGGCATACGGGGAATGGGTGGACAAGGGGCGCAAGCCAGGAAAGATGCCTCCGTTTGGAGCAATCTATGCGTGGGCTGCAAGAAAAAAGGTGCAATTCAAAGACGGCAAAACAAAAAAATTCTTGTCGTATGCTGAAACCGCCCGATTGGTGATGATCAAAATCAAAGCCAAAGGCATTCAGCCAACTGACTTCTACACCCGTCCCTTTAACCTGGGATTCAAGCAATTGCCAGAGGAGTTGCGCCAGGCATACGAATTGGACGTGATGCAATTCCTTGACTTTACGATTAACGAACTGAATAAAAAATATAAGTAAATGGCTATCACGATAGTTCAACAGCCACCCGCATACGCCTTTGGAGGTGCGCCTATGGTGTACGGGTTGGATTCCACCGCATACGCATCGGCTGGATTTAAGTACGTGGCAGATGTGTACATCTGGACGGGGAGCAGTGCATCGGTTCCTGCGTACTACAACTACCGACTGACCCGCAGACCCGATCCCGTTTCGGGAAGATATGGGTACTTTGACATTCGCAACTTGGTGGAATCGTTCCTATCGGCTACGAACATTCAGCACGATGACGCAGCTGCGCAGAATAACATTGCCTCGGTGGTGAACGTGCAGGTGAAGTTTCGGGAGTACACCACATCAGCGGGAACGGGTAGCGTTTCAGCAACATCCTCAACCATAAAGGCATACGATGGGTGGACGGAATTTGCAGAGGGGTTGAATCAAGACGTGGTAACAGACACCGAAGGAATCCTCACCTCCATGCCTCAATCGCCCGTTGGCATTCCCATCCAAGAGAACCAAGCCATGACCATTGGAGTGATGTTAGGAGCAGAGGCACCGCCTGACCGCATTCGCATAACGTACTCGGATGGATCGGATTCGGTGATCAGCTTCTCCAGTTTGTCCATCACGGGCGGCACCAATTCAAGCAACTGGATGTGGTATGTACCCGTTGGCATTGCCAACCTCAACGAGTATGCCGCCTATATTGTGGACGAATACGAAGCCCGTGTGCTTGCCGATGGAGGGACGTACGAGGTGAACACGTGCCTGGCTGCATTTATCAGCAACCCACCTTCATCCGTTTCAAATCTGCAATGGTACACGGTGGAGTTTTTGGCAGACACCACAGTCCTGCGCACGTATCGCTTTGAGGTGCAATGCGAACCACGATACGAACCCCTCACATTGGCGTTCCAAAACAAATACGGGGCGTGGGACTATTTGCTCGTTCAGAAAAAGTCAGTAGAAAGCATCCGTGCAGAGCGGGAGACCTACTCCGCCAACGTAGTGACACGGCAGTCGGGTGTGGCTTCAATGCCTGCATACGCAGCGCAGAAGCAATACTTCAACACCCAGGCGCAGGAGCAGCTTGTCGTGAACACGGGATTCATTCCAGACCAAATGAATGAGATGATCAAACAGATGATGGTATCACCCGTGTTGCAGATTGTGGAGCAGGAGGCATCGGTGGTGCTGACGGATTCGCAGATCACGTATAAAA